CTTACGAGTCTTAGCAACGATGGTTTCTGACTTGAGTTCAAGATTGAGTTGTGGGATACCGATGTCGGTGCCGTCACCAGTACGATCTTCGAAGTCACCGCGGGTGGTGTCAGTTGGTTGCTTGACGAAGCTAAGACCAGTGAGTGAACCAGTTGATACGGTGTTAAGAATGAAGGTGATGTTGGTGCCGTCGTACTTAGTGAATTCTGGGAGTACAACTGAAGCTGCACTTACTGAACCACTGAGTGAACCACTTGGAACGAATGTACGGACTGAGAGGAAGTCTGCACCTGAAGCACTTACTGCTGGTACTACGAACTTTACAAGACTACCAGTTACTACGAAGTCTTGGTTGTAGTTAACGTCTGCGAAAGTTACAGATGCGTTTGCTACTGGATTGATGGTTACTGATGCATCATTGATGGTGTAACCGAAACGTCCTGCACCATAGAGGCCGCCTTCGTTGGTGTTACCGAAGGTACTGAATGGTGATGAAAGGGTGTTACCATAGATTGAGGTGTTTGCGGTTTGACCGTTTACGGTTGTGCCGTACTTGAAGTCCATGTAGAACACAAGTCCTGAAGGAAGGTTCATTGGTTGGACTGATACGAAGTTCTTACTTGCGATTGAGCCCATTACCTTACGGACTAATGGAAGTGCAACGCCTGCCCATTGTTCACCTGCAGTACCAGCTTGGTTGGTTACTGAGTTTTCTTGGAGGAGTTGTGATGCTTGGTTTTCAAGCATTACTGCCATTGCTTGCTTGTCGTAACTCTTAAGGCCTTCGAGAAGACCTGACTTTTCCCACTTGCCTGCTAACTTGCGGGCTTCTTCAGTGATTACCTTGTGTGCTGAACCGGCTTCACTGATAAGGTTCATTACTTCTGACATATTGCTGTTCTCCTATGAGGTTAGATAAGTCCTGCGAGTTGTTGTAGACGCTTTGCAACTGAGTTTTCTGCGATTACTTCAGCTGCCTTTGGTGCGGTACTTGGGGTTGCCTTACTTGCGAACCCTTCAGTCACGACCTTGGTTGTCTTTACTGCTTTTACTGCCTTTGCTGTTGAAGTTAATGTTTCAACAAGAACTGTGTATACCATCTTGACTTCACGAACGGTTGATGCGCGGTCGAAGTTTTCTACAACCGTCACCATTTGTTCACTGGTCAAACCTTCCTTACGGAAGATTTTGTTGGTATAAAGGAGTTTTGCGTTGAGAAGATTGACTTCGTGTAGCTTGCCTCGTAGGAGTTGTACAGCCTTACGATATTCTGCGAGCTCTTTTTCAAGGGAAGCCATTTTTTCAGACTTATGCTTTTCCATTTCGTCTTCGGCTTCTAATTCCTTGAGGATTGCTTCTAAATCCAATTCTTCTTCGCCTTCTTCTTCGTGACCCTTTTCCATTTCTTCACCTTCCATCTTGTTTACATCTGATGGTTCGGTTACGAAAGTATTTACGTCAGCTGCTGTTTCTGCAGCTTCTGTTCCGATGTGTGAGGTCTTAGCTGGAATTTCTGGCTTTTCGACACCAGCTTCTGGATCTTCTGCTGGATATGCTTCGTCTGCCTTTTCTTCCTTTTCGCCTTCCATTTCTTCTTCGTGCTTCATTTCATCAAGTTCTTTTTCGCCTTCTTCCTCTTCTTCGTGCTTCATTTCTTGGAGGTCAGCTTCTAATTCCTTGATTACTTCGTCGAGGTCGAAATCTGCTTCGGTCCAATCTTCGTACCATTCAGTTTCGCCTTCACCTGCGTCTTCACCACTTTGGTCATCTTCTGCTGAATCAAATGCTGAAGCGGAAGGTTCCTTGTTATCTGAAGCGCCGATGTCTGAGGTTGCTAAATCCATATCCGACTTGCCAGTTGGTTCTGCTTCTGAAGCGTCCATTTCGACTGCTTCTTCGGTTTCTACTGGCTTCTTTTCCATTTCTGGTGCCTTTTCCATGTCCTTTTCTTCTTCGTCGTGTTCCATGCCTTCTGCTTCTGCACGGAGTCTACGAGAAATCATGGACTTGATTTGGGGTGTGAACGATTCTTCTAATGCAAGCTTTGCATTTTCGATAGCAGTTTGACGTACTGCTTCTGCATCTGCAATTGCTTCCTTTAAAAGCTTGTTCGTAAATTCGAACTCTGCCATAAAATTGCTCTCCTATAAGGATAGAATGGCTATTCAAGCCATTAACGAGTATACATACAACAAAAATCACACCCCAGCAGAGGTGTACTTTAAATATATATTATCTATTTTCTAAAAACATCAATTTTTAGTTAAAACGTATTATTGTTCTTCTTTTGCGCCTTACTCTCTTCACGCTTCCGGCGGCGGAGGGCGTCTTGACTTTTCTTTGCGAGTCTCTTGGACTTCTTCAAATAGAATTCCTTCTTCTTTAAATCTTCCATCAATTCAGCCCGCTTGACTTGCTTGACGAATTGTTGGAGTGCTCGTTCTAAATCTGATTGTTTATCACCTTTTACTTCAACGTACATACTACCTCCGGGTTACCGAGTAACTAATTGATATGCGATTGCAACCATCTTATCTAAAGATTCGTTGCAGAATTTCTTTCTATTTTCTGGGGATAATTGATGCATGACGGTGACCAATAGTTTAGCGGTGTACCCGTCAATATATTGTTCATCTACCTTTTGTGCCTTTCCAGTCTTAGCAGCTTGTAAGATAGACTTGACTTTGTTTTCCATGTTGGTATGGAATCCCCAAGGACCGACATTAAATATTTCTGGACGGACAGTTCTGAACTTTCTCATCAACTCTCCAGCCTTTGCATTTGCTTCGTTTTCTGTATTGGACCCATCTTCCCCATTGAGTTCTTGACCATCTTCGCGTTGCTTATGATGGACCAATTCATGTGCCAATGTACGTAATACATCGACTGGATGGCGTTCACCCTTTACTACAACGATTTCGTCTGTAGTGGGATTATAGGTACCAAACGACAAGTGTTGGGTAGAATATCCATTACCTTCGAACTTGATGTTCTTTGGTAATGACTTCATACCCAACTCTTTTACAGCAAACTTAATAAATTCCTTCGCTAATTTCATTTTACTTCACTTAAGAAATCATAAATAAGTGAGTCGATGCGATTATATTGTGGAGCGATAATCGTCTTATTTTCATTAATAAACGCACCGTGTGTACTTGGGTTACTAACGATATCAAAGCAGATGAGACTGAAATCGTCTTGGACTTCTACGGTGCTTTCACCCATTTGACGAACGGAGCCCATACCACGTGAAGAGACACCAAGACGAATGTTGTTCTTGATAAGTTCACGGACGATGTTACCCGATGGGGTGGAAAGAATTTCGATGTTACCACGAACGTCCTTTCCATCAAACCAGAGTTCGGTCACGTTGCAACATACGTTCTTTAAGTTAACCACTGGACTTTCTGGATGGTCAAGTTCGCCTAATGCGCGACGTTGTGCAACAAAGTTTTCTTTATAGAGTCCTGCTTCACGTTGAAGAACTTCCATTGGATAGATACGTCCATTTTGGTTCTTTGCTTCAGCACGTTGAAGAAGGACATTCTTTAATGTTAATGGCTTACTAACATCTGCTGCTTCTACAAGAAGGTCTTTACCGTATTCGATAACATTATATTCAACTAGTAAGTTCTTCATATTACTTTCCTCTGATTTCCCGAATCTTTCCTGCGATAGAAATAAGACGGGCTTCTAATTTGATAAGACCTTGTTGTGTACGACGATATAATGCTTCACTGGATACGTTTGATTCTTTTTGTAATCTTGCGTTCATTTTAATGATACGTTCAATTTCTTGGATGTTCTTATTAACTTCCGAAATTGCTTTTGCAATCTTTTGGGTAGGAGTTGCACTTTCATCCTTCTTATATTCGTGATATCGTGTCTTAGCTTCAGAAACATTTTCCATTTTGTCAGCTGGACGATTTAATTCTTTTTCACCCTTCTTACTGAGTGTGTATCCTAATTGTGTGGCAACATTCTTCATCTTTGCCACATTTCTCTTTACATTACCACGAAATGCAAATGGAGTAAGGTAAGGACCAGCACCAGCGGTAGTACTAATTTCTTTGAGCTCTTGTTGGATAATCTTACGAACAACTGCTCTGAGTTTTTCTTCGTTGGTCATAGTTTCTTGAGCTCCTTAAGGATTTCATACCCAATTAACATTGCGGTCATATGGTTTTCCTTAATGACCGTTGCGTGTTGAATACGTTGTAATTGAGTAACAACTTCAGCTAACTTAATACGAACAACCTTATCAGAAACTTTCTTTGAGAAGTTTTTCAATTCTTTTGACAAACGAACACTTTCACTTACTGTGTAGTTTTTTAAATTGCCTGTATTTGAGATATTATAAATGTATTCTTGAAGAAGCTTCTTTTGTGCTTCGTCCAATCCCTTATACTTTTGATTAAATCGTTCAACAAGAATCTTATATGAAAGATAACGAATATCATCTTCTTGACTACGAATGATTGATGCTAATTCGTTGTGTTCTTTAATTTCTTTAGTAATAATCTTACCAGCCAAATGTTCTACGATAGTAAATTGACTATTTGCTAATTCTTCAATCGTGGTAGTATCGTTGATTCCATTGACCGCTGCATCGAAACTCTTGTAGATAGAAGCGTAAATTTTATATGATGGGATACGTGCTGAGAAGAATTCTTTGAGGTCAAAGTTCTTTTTGATTTCCTTGATTAATGTATACTTTTGTGTATTTAATGCGGTTTGGTCAAGGTTCTTTCGTTGTTCGGTGACCAACTTCAAGAGTTGGAATGCCTTTTGTTCCGAAAGATTTTGTACGTTAAAGAATGCTCTGTATAACATTAATTCTTTACCAAGCTCTTTCTTGGAATTAAAGAATTCACGCATGAGCTTAACAGCGACACTATCCTTCTTGTTTTCCATCACATCAGAAGTGATTTGACGTACTAACAATTCGAATAAAATGCCAGTGTTTCTTAACTTATTATGTTTGATACTAGATTTCATAAGAAAATCCGCCGTAAGTGAAAAAATACCTTATCATATATTAAATAGTATGAAAATTCTTAGTCCGTTAGATTTTGGTCCATTTCTAAGATATTTTCTTCATTTAAAATACTACTAGTTTTTGCTGACTTAGTTTCCAATTGTTTAATAAGATTAGAGATTTCAGCGTTTTCTAATGACAGTGGGGACTTCTTAGAAGGTTTACGTTGTTGTCCAACCCGAAGTGCGCCGAGATTTTCTCTGTGACCAAGTGGGTCACGACCACGGGGATGACTGTCTTGACCGTACTTTTGACCAACTTTTGGACGGCCCATTTTTGCTTCTTCTAATTCTTCTTCTGGTACTTCGAGTTCGGTTTCTTCTTCACCAGATTTCAATGATGCTAAGATGGTGTCTACATCATCAATTTGTTCCCCACCTTCTACTCCTGCCGGAGCTTCTGCTCCAGCTTCTGGTTCTGCCGTTGGTTCTGCGGTCGGTTGTTCTTGTGGTTGTGGATTTGCTGCGGCCTGTTCTGCTGCTTGCAATTGTCCTAACATTTCCACATCCTTAGCAATCTTTTCTTGTTCTTCGCGTGCATCATCTTCAGCAACTTGAAGAATATTGTGGTAAATCCAATCACGAGATAAGAACTTACTAGAAGCGATATCATTTGCCAAGTTAATCTTTTCCTTCCAGAGATTAAGCTTTTCTTGTTCGTAGATGACCGATGGTGAAGTCATTTCAATTTCAAAATCAATCAATTCTTCATCGGTAAATCCTTGAACATATAAGTGGATGATAGCAATCTTAGTAAGTTCAGATACCATAATACGTTGGATACGTTCGATGGTGCGTGCAAAACGAACGTCTTGTGCTGCCAACGATGCCTTTCCACTATTATCTTCTTCGTACCCAAGGAATGACTTTGGTACTTTGAATGCTGCCATTAACTTGTTACGAAGATATTCGATATCTTCAATTGCGTTGAATTGAAGGCCTGGAAGATTTTGAATGTCTGTACCAGAATCCTTACCACGAACTGGAAGATAGAAATCTTCCGTAATGTTCATCATATTGTAACGAAGATTATAATCACCCGTAGCTTGATCCACGAGCGGAACCTTCTTCATACGGTCGATAATACGTTGCATATGGGTATCGATTTCCGCAGGTGGAATGTTGCCAATATCAACTAATACCTTACGTTTATCTGGTGCTCTCATAATACGATGGATTAACATCGCATCTTCCATCAATTGGAGTTGCTTCCAAACACGGCGACCACCTTCGACCATACTCTTACCATATGGAAGGAAGTTGGTATCGGAAAGAAGTCTGAAATGTGCAATTTCATAATTGTCAAAATCTTTCTTACCCAATGCCAAGAAATCGTTTTCTACTTTAAACTTAACTGAGAATGGATTGCCTGGGTCAGTTCCTTCAATACGAATGGTTTCGTATACTGAAAGCGGGATAACGTTTACGATGCCATACTTTTCGTCGATATCAAGGAATAAGAAAAAGTCCCCGTACTTGGCCATATTACGGACCCAAGGCCAGAGATTGAATTCTACGTTTAATACATCGTAAAATAAGTTATGAAGAATATCTTGGATTTGTTGATTCTTTGAGCGGATACTGAGAATTTGGCCGAATTCGTCTTTGACGGTTGATTCATCGGCGTAAATGTCCATTACTGATGAGATGATAGGGTCATTATCCATCATGTCATAGTCACGGAACAATTGTAGTCGTGACCCTTGGAATGCGGCAGCGGATTCATAACGTCCTTGATGTGACCCATATCCACCTGTTGCGGATGAGTACACGCGGTGATACCGGTCAATACCTCGTCTGTTTACAAACGATTGAATATTGTCGGTATCAGCGACCTTAAGACGTTTTCCGCCTACATTTCGGACAACTGTATTTGTTGAAAACAGTTTCCGTAGACGACCATAAATACTAGTATCTGCCATAACCCCTCACTTAGTAAGTAAGAATGGAGTCGATAATCTTCATTAATGGGAAGAAATCGACATCCTTATTATCTTCTGCAATATCTTCTGCAACTAAACGTAATTCTGCGACCTTACCTGCCAATACCATCTTTAACAACTTCCAATGGTCGTGGTTGAA